CTTTGGTGTAATCTCGCCTGATGCTCGTCTTCAGCGTCCTGAATACCTCGGTGGTTCGTCTGCTCGTATTTCGATCAATCCTGTTCAGCAGACTTCATCTACGAATGAGACGACGCCTCAAGGCAATTTGGCCGCTTACGGTGTTGTTTCAGACAGCTTCCATGGCTTCTCGAAGTCCTTTGTCGAGCATGGCTACGTTTTCGGCTTTGTGAATGTCCGTGCTGATTTGACTTATCAGCAAGGTCTTAATCGCATGTGGTCGCGTCAAGGTCGTTTTGACTTTTATTGGCCTGTGCTTGCTCACCTTGGCGAACAAGCTGTTCTCAACAAAGAGATCTATGCGCAAGGCACTGCTGATGACGATGAGGTTTTTGGTTATCAGGAGCGTTATGCCGAGTATCGCTACTATCCTGGTCAGATTACTGGCAAGTTCCGTTCGACTGATCCTCAGCCGCTCGACAGTTGGCATTTAGCGCAGAAGTTCAGCTCTTTGCCAACTCTTTCGCCGCAATTCATTCAAGATGATCCGCCCGTTGAGCGTGTAATTGCCGTTCAGAATGAGCCGCAATTCTTGTTTGACTCGTATATTCGTTTGAAGTGTGCTCGTCCGATGCCTGTTTACTCGGTGCCTGGATTGGTTGATCACTTCTAAGGAGTTGTTATGGCTTTAGTTATTTGGCTTGCTGTTGTTAGTACTGTTGTTATTTTTGCTTTAGGACAGTGATATGGGATTCCCTTGGGCTGAAGCGATAGGCGGTGCCGCTAATTTAGGTAGTTCTGCCGTATCAGCTTATTTTGGTTGGAAGCATCAGAAAGAAGCGATGCAGAACCGCCACCAGTGGGAAGTTGAAGATCTTCGTAAAGCAGGTCTTAATCCAATTCTTTCAGCTGGCGGTCAAGGCACTCCAGGCAATGCTCCGGTCATTGAGCCGGTTGACGTTGCTGGTGCTATGCATTCTGGTGCTGATACAGAGCTTAAGGAAGCTCAGGCTAAGCAGGTTGAAGTTCAGAATTCTGCTTTGGCTGCGGACACTGAGCTTAAGAAGGCTCAGACTGAGGTCGCTAAAGAGGCTTCAACTCTTACTTATGCTCAGGCTGTCGGTCAAGGCTGGCAGAATCGCATTTATGACGAGACTCTGAAGCAGGCTCAGAATGCTACTGAGAATTCTGCTTTAGCTACTGAGCGCAATAGGATGGTTTTTGACTATATGAAGCAGAATCCTGCTGCTTGGAAAGCTGGTCAGTTTATGCAGTTGCTTAATCCTTTTGGGACTGCTGCACCAGTTGTCAATTCTGCTGTTGGCGCCGCGAGGTTGGCTAAGTGATAGATACGATTCTTAAGTTTGTTAATGTTTTGCTAAGCTCTGGTTCTGCGATCTGGGAGGCCTTCAAGGCCGTTAAGAAACTTTTTAAAAAGTGAGGTTTATATGTCTCGTCGTCGTCATAAGCTTTCTCGTAAGGCATCTAAGCGTATTTTCCGTAAAGGTGCATCACGTACGAAGACTTTGAATACTCGTGCTACGCCTATGCGCGGCGGTTTTCGCATTTAAGCGTTAACCCTTGTTACCTGCCGCGGTCGTCATAGTTATCATTTTGAACATCTCAATTTCATTTGGAACTGCGCTATGGCTACTGCGGCTTTTCGTTTGACTCTTAAAGACTTTGGCGTCTGCTGGCTTATCCCTGGCGAAGAAAGCTATGTTGGTCGTCGCAAGTTGGTGACCTGGACGCTTTATCGTGATCGCCCTTGGGTCGCTCTTTGTTCATTTCAGGTTCGTTTTCGCTCTTCTCGTGAGACGATTCTTCGTGAGCTTCATATTGCGTGTCTTGAAAAATGCCTTGCTTTCACCCGATAACGGCTTATCGACTCGCCGGATCTAAGACTAAAGACGGTACTCGCAACGCTGTAACCTTTGATCCTTCGAAGGCTATTCCGTTTTCTGAGTTTAAGATTCCTTGCGGTCAATGCATTGGCTGTCGTCTTTCTAAGTCTCGTGAATGGGCCGCTCGATGCGTTGTTGAAGCTAAGTCACATAAGAACAACATGTTTTTGACGTTGACTTATGACGATGCTCACTTGCCTGAAGATGGCTCACTTCATTACGAGCATTTTCAGCTGTTCATGAAGCGCATGCGTAAATACTTCATGAGCCGTTTTGGCCAACAGCTTCGCTTTTTCATGTGTGGTGAGTATGGCGATAAGCTTGGTCGTCCTCACTATCACGCCATAATTTTTGGCGTTACTTTTGTAGATAAACAGCTCTGGTCGATTCGTCGAGGCAATAACTTATATCGTAGCCGTACGCTTGAGAAACTTTGGCCGTATGGTTTTAGTTCGATTGGTTCAGTCAACTTTGAGACTGCCGCTTATGTCGCTCGTTATGTTACGAAGAAAATTACAGGTCCTTTGAAGCTTGAGCATTACGACGGTAAGGTTGCTGAATTTTGTCATTGCTCGCTTAAACCTGGCATTGGTCATGACTTTTGTGAAAAGTACATGACTGATATTTATACTAATGATCGACTTATTCTTAGCGAGAAGATTATGATGAATCCTCCAGCTTATTTTGATAAGTTGTTGGAGCGTTCTGATATTGTTCGTTATGAAGAGATTAAGCGTCTTCGCGAAAAGCGAGGTCGTGATTTTGAAGATACTGGCGAAGCTTCGCCGCAACGTCTCTCAGTTCGTGAACGCGTCCAAGAACTGAAAGCCGCTAAACTCAGACGCGTTATGGAAGAGAATCAATCATGATCCTTAAGGTTTTTTCCGTTTTCGACTCTAAACTTCAGGTTTTTAATACGCCGTTCTTCAGCCGTTCTGCAGCTGATGCATCTCGGTCTTTCTCTGATCTCGTTCGTGATAGTCGTACTACCGTTGGTCAGCATCCCGACGATTTCTTTCTTTATGAGATTGGTCAGTACTCTGATGAGACTGGAGAGCTTGTAGCCTCTGCTCCGACACAGATTGCTGCTGCGACTGCTTTTGTATCTACGATTGAGGACCTCAAAGCGGCCGCGCCTGCTAAGGCCGAAGTCTAAGTACAGACGCGGCCGCAACACGGAGATTCTTCTAATTAGTCCTTGCGCAGTGCGAGGACTTTTTTATATGGAGCTTATATGAAGTTCAAAATTAATCACACAAACGCTACCGCTGAAGGCATTGTCTTTACTGAACCGTCGATGACTCAACAGCACTTTAAAGATGAGACCATGATTGATAACATCTTGCAAAAGTATGCTGAGACCGGTTTTTTGACTGATCCTTTTTCGCCGAAGCGCCCAATTCAGTTCGGTGACTTTTCTGGCGTCACAGATTTTCAGACTGCTCAGAATGCTGTTGCTCGTGCAACTGAATACTTTGAAAGTCTTCCGTCCCACATTCGCGCCTCTTTCAATAACTCTCCATCTGAGTTCCTTCAGGCGCTCAATGATCCTGAACAGAGGAGTAAGCTTGAAGACCTTGGCTTTATCGCTTCTGAAGAAGTTAAGTCTCCTGAGCCTTCTAAAGAACCTCAGCCCGCTCCGGCGACCGAGGTTAAACCGTCGCCTTCTGACAACAACGGGTAATTACTAATAACTTATATAAGGGATGGTTTCCATCCCTTCAAAATTCCTTCGATCGTCCGCTTGCGGCGATCTTTTTTTTCAGATATCTCAACGATTTGCGCACGGGTACACACCGGAACCAGTTACATACTTGATGTAACTGGTTCCGGTGACACCCCGATGCACGTGCGGGTACCCAACGCACTGCTCGAATGTTTGCTTTCTCTTTGACTTGTGATATATGCTTTGTCCTACGGTGATAAAGCTTTTTGAGTTTTAGTTTTAGAGCCGTAAGGCGATCGGTTCAATGAGAGGGCTTTCTGAACTGGTCGCCTTTTTTGTTATCTATAGCTATGGATTTTTAGATGTCATCAGTTAATCGTTCTACTCAGCATCTGTTCTCTCAGATTCCTTCGACTCAGATTCCTCGATCAGTCTTTGACCGTTCTCATGGTTATAAGACAACTTTTAATTCTGGTTATCTTGTACCTTTTTATGTTGATGAAGTACTTCCTGGCGATAGCTTTAAGCTGACTGCCACGCTTTTTGCTCGTTTGGCTACTCCTATTGTCCCGTTCATGGACAATCTTTATTTGGAGACTTTCTTCTTCTTTGTTCCCAACCGTCTTGTTTGGGACAACTGGCAGAAGTTCAATGGCGAGCAGAAAAATCCTAATGATTCTACGGACTTTTTGATTCCTACGGTTTCTGGCACGAATGTTCAGAATCAAACGCTTTGGGACTACTTCGGTCTTCCGACGAATGTCAATAAAGCATTGAAAGTAAATGCGCTTCCTTTTCGCGCTTACAATTTGATTTTCAATGAGTGGTTTAGAGATGAGAATCTTCAAAAGTCTTTGAAAGTCCCGACCGGCGATGGTCCAGATAATTTGATTGACTATAACCTTGTACGTCGTGGCAAGCGTCACGACTATTTCACGTCATGTTTGCCTTGGCCTCAAAAAGGTCCAGGAGTAGAAATTTCGATTGGCGGTAAAGCTGAAGTTAGTCCTGTTTCAACGCCAACTTTTAAGCCTGTTCTTGTCAGTGGTACCAGGGGACACGTGATTCGTCAGCAAAACACTTTAGGTTATGCGAATGCTACTCCTGATAGTTTTGGTTTTAATGACGTTGATTTTGCGACGTCTAGTTATTCTGTTCAAGGCGATTCTGGTCAGATGCATCATCTCGATTGGCTTTCGCCTGGTTTACAAGTCGATCTTTCATCCGCTACGCCCATCTCAATTAACGATCTTCGTCAAGCTTTTCAGATCCAAAAGCTTTATGAACGCGATGCTCGCGGAGGTACGCGTTACACAGAGATCTTGCGTTCTCACTTTGGTGTAATCTCGCCTGATGCTCGTCTTCAGCGTCCTGAATACCTCGGTGGT